ATTAGAAAAATACCGAACTAGATAAGACCCGATAAACCCACGAGCACCCAATATTGCAATTTTCATTTTAATTCAGTTAATAATGGAACACCTAATGCTTCGTTAACTTGTCGCATACATTCTAATTTAGTAGGACTGTGTCGACTACTATGCCAATGAATAGCATGTGCATCTTCATATTTGCACTGGTTCCAGTCATCTTGTTGTTCGACAGTTGCCCAAATTGGAATCCACTGCGCTTGATAAAACAAGTCTGGACGATGAGCATCTTTCCACTCTAATCCCTGGCTCCAGAACATTGTGTTATGAATAATCTGTTGGTTGTTATAGCTGCTCATTCCGTCGCTGTTATCCCAAGCGCCTCGCATTTCTCGTTCCAATTCCCATAGTGTTGGATCCATGTTATGCGGGTAGTACTGCAAATCGTTGTTAAACAAGTTGGCAAAACTCTTATTATATTGATTGGGTTCATTCCATTGTTTGGGATCGGTCCAGTTGAACAATCTAAACTCATTGAATTCATCGAACAACTTTGTAGGTTTGACAAACTGCACATCTGGGCCTACCCATAGAATGTTACAAGGTTCGCGATGCCATAGTTCATAGACCCTGTCATTGTTTAGTGGCATAGCATCATTGATGCTTTCGATTTCTTCGTCGAACAATATGTATTCCCAATCTCCTTCTAAGAAGTGACGGGCACTGCTTAAACTATGCAAGCACATTTGACGATAAGTATCGTAAATATTGCCTTCATCTTTAGTATCTTTCCAAACCCATTTGGTGCTTTTGATTTTGCGGTGAGCACACACCACATAATTTTTTACAGTATTCATTGATTTAAATGTTATAGTTGTATATATTCGTAGTTAACACTTTCTTCGTTAACTCTGAATACGTTGGCGCCATTTTTTAAATGAAAGCGCCGGGCCATATCTGTTGTCGGACTCAGTGTTACAAATCTTTTAATAGTTGGCATTGCTTTTTGTAATTCTTTAAGCCCTTCTCTAATTAATTTTTGACCAGCACCTGGATGATAACTCCATATGGTGTAAAATACAGCAGTGTCAGGTGTCTCGCTGTTGTCCGACAACAGTTCTTGTTCGTCTTTGGGAATTATACTGCATAGTCTAGCACACACAACTGCATGAACTGTGTTATCTTCTGTTAATGCTAGTACTTGGCGGTTTGCACCGAATCTTAATTCGTGTGGTATATGGGGGCGCACTGGATCATCTTTTAAATAAGATGCCAAAGGATCCGATAAATCTTTAATGGTGTAAATCATAACGACAGCTTTCATTGACAACCGTATTTATTTTATTTGAACTTTGGACCCAATGTCCAAACCACCAAAGATTTTCTTACACCACGAGTAATAGGCGTTACTCGATGCAACATGTATGAAGGAAAAAATATAGCTGTACCTTTGTTTAATTTAAATGACAATGCTTCTTTAGGCGTGCCGTAGCATAGTTCAAAATTACCACCTTCAAATTCGTCAGGGTCATTTAATAAAATTGTTAAGCTTAATTTTCTTGTCAAATGACTTTCCTGATTAATAGGCATAGTTCCAAACATAGTATCTACGTGATAGTCATAATAATCTTCGTTATTATACACAGTATATTGATATTTTTCAAATCCTAATAGATCGAATTGAAAAAACATATCATTGGTCAGTTCCACCATATGCAAAATTCTATCAAAGATCCATGAATTTTGATCTGTTTTATGATGGAAAGAGCTAGAGCTCTTTCTAATACTTTGATCAAATTCTGATTCGGATCCAACCTGTGATTGGAACACGCCCAATTGATCATGAGATGTTATTATAGAATCTAACTGTTCGTCAGTAAAACAATTGTGCCATACTGTGTAAGGCTGTGCAATTGATCTAACAAAATGTGGTGAAGATGTTAATTTCATACACTCCACACAGATGTATCCAAGTTACTCAGGCCTAGATATATATTTTTTTGTTGCGGATGTTCTAAATTATAAGGATTACGCCTTTTAAAAGAACTTGATTTAATCCTATCTAAAATTTTATTCACTTTAGCTTGATCACTGGCTGGAACTTCTAAGTATTCTATTAATGAATTTCTGTTAACAGTTCGTTCAAGCTGACATAATTTTAAAAGTACGATGTCAAATTCCAAATAACTAAAACCAAATTGATCCTCGTCACCATTACTAATACCCAGGCCATCTGTGGGGGTTGCAAAAACAGTGCTTTCAGGTACTCCATAAAGTTCAGCTAATTTAGGAACTTCCCAACTCTTATTAAGACTTTGAATAGGTGCTAAGTCTCCTACATCGCCATGCAAGGTCCAGAACCCTGCGGCTAGCTCACTAAAATTGTCTGTACTACCCACTAAACCACGATTCATACTGGCGATATTATAAAGAGTAATCATACGACTGCGAACTCGTAGATTACCGCGACGAATTGAGTTTTGTGGTTCATCTATAGTAAGATCATAATCACGCACACTTGCCAGCAAGTTCTCAAATTGCTCCGTCAAGTCTATGTGCATGTGATCCAATCTTAAAGATTTACAAGCTTCTATTCCCCTATCGGTTTCTTCTTTTTTCTGATGAATGGGCATAGTGACACCAGTTACACTCCAGCCCGCTGTTTTAAATAAAGCGGCTGTTAAAGCACTGTCGACTCCGCCGCTCATACCAACTACTGCATTATGAATATTATATTTTTTTCCATAAGAAATCAATCCACTGATTAGTTTCTTACCTGTATCTTCAAGTTGATTTAAATCTGTGTAAACCTGCTCATCAATTAACTGTTCCAATGAACTTTCAAACCAATTAGTCAAAGGCCCGATATTTTCCTGCCTGCTATATCGCAAAATTTCTTGTTTGAGTGTCATAAATCCTCGATGGTTATACATTAATTATCTATTAGAAATTATAGTCAAAAAAATAGACCCCGAAGGGTCTATTTTAAGGATTACTCAGTTTTAACAACATCATTGTGTATTCTTCAGGGTTCCTAGGTTGCTGATAACTATCGTGACTGATTTTGTCATAACAGTCCGAACAAAACTGTCCGCTTATACCAAAATAACCCCGAAGGAACCACCATTGACCGTTGTAAGTTTCCTTGTCTGTATCACAATTAGTGCAGGGTGTACGCATGATAACTCCTTACATTGTAGGGCCGTTGCCGTTCCTAAAACCTATTGACCCACCTTCTGCTTCGATGCGCTTTAACACATCTTCAAATAAGATAGGAGCAAAGTCCGGTGTCTGCTCAACGCAAACACAATGATAACGGACATCGTTTACATCACTGTATAAAATTTCTCCTGTCCTAGCATCAACGCCACGGGCCTTCTTAACACGGTTAGCATGAGTGTGTCCGTGGATGTTAACGCCGAAACGTCCCAACGAATCGCTGTGTACAGGAATATGACTTAAGATCATTCCGTTCATAACATGGTATGCTCGTAATTCTCTAAAGTACTGTCTGTACTCGTCATCACGGAAGATGTCGTGGTTACCGCGGATTAATACTTTGTCACCGTTTAATCGAGATAACGTGGCCAATGCCTTGCGGTTAATAACAACATCTCCTAAATGATAAACTTTGTCCGTAGGCTTGACACGTTCGTTCCAAGCTTTGACCATAGCTTCATCCATTTCCTCGGGACTGTCCCAAGGACGCAACTTAGTCACACCATCATTGCGTGTGAAGCGACATACGCCCGTGTGTCCGAAGTGCGTGTCGCTGACTAAAAATACACTAGGCATATATCGCTCCTTTCATTTAAGTATTTAAAAGAATATTATAACATTTTGGTGAATTTTAATCAACCTGAATTTTTAATAAGATACATGGTCACTTCCGGTCCATCTAGTAACACTAAATCATTGGGATATTTGTTACTAGGTCCCCATCCACTTTTTCCCAATCGTTCAACCCCGACCATTTTTGGATTAAGCTTTTTGACTATACCAATAATCAATGTGTTACTGGCCGGATATGCGACACAGTCTCCCACATTAAGCAAACGTCCTAGCTTGTCTCGATGTTCGGGCACTTCCTTAGACATAGCGTATTTCCGTAAAGCCTTCTTCCCATGTAGGCGCTTCGTAGTTATTGATCATAGCACGAATAACATTGTCTGGGATATTTTTTCCAGGACGGTTGGCCAAGCGACGAGCAAGTTCATCTTCCTTGGGTGTTTTAAAAACCACGGCAATATGTACGTAATCCGGCAACATATTAAACTTACGAGCACGACTCTTAATCGTAGTACTGGTCTGATCCCAGATAATGTCGCGACCCAGGTCTCGAGCTGCTGTTATTTCTTTGGCCATTAAATCAACTGCCATTGGCATAAATGACTCAAATACTTCAGAATAAGTAAGACCTACTTCCTTGGCATAAATTTCCACCCATTTATCGGTGCTAATGTATGCACACGGTACTGCCCAACTTTGCTGATTTACCCAAGTAGTTTTTCCGCTGGCTGGAACACCAATCAATTGATAGCACTTTGCCATTACCAATTCTCCACACTTGACACAGTTACTTCAAAATCGCCACCGACATTGTTAACGGTGGTTCTAAATACCATAGTGGTATGAGATCCAATTCCCGAACTATTATCCTGTTTAACTTCCACAATGTCAACTTCTGGAAAGCTTTTAAGAATTTCTAACATTTTTTCTAAATCTTCTTTGTGCAAATACATTAAATATCTCCTTCAAGGCGAGGGGGCACCCAAATTTTCTTGTTACCTAACTCGTCGTATTCAAACGGCACACCATTTACAGTATACGGTTCGTTTTCATCATAAGTCCATCCCAATGCCTTCATCATTCGGTGCTTGACTAGTAGGTTAGGACTGCGAAAGACTTCGGTGTCGTCGAAACCCATCATAACTCCGACTTCGCAGACTGCACCACTGCGGCAAACACCTGCCACACAATGTACAATTACATTCATACGATTTGCTAATGCATGTTGCAGTAAACGAACGAGCTCTGCGGCTTGTTCATGACTACACCTCATCGCTTCATCCAGTGCAAAATCTTTTTCCTCAATGTCTAAAAATTGGAATTGATGCACTTCTTTAAATGTGTACTTGGGAGTAGGAAAGTCGCCGGGTGGATCCACGATTTGAATCAACATGGCGTTCTCACCAGGATTAATATGAAATCCTTTTTTAATGTCGCTTAATGCAACGTTTTGAATCCAAGGCATAGATATTCCTTATTTTACAGGACCTACGTAATCTGCACGGACATACCAGTCCGGCGCTTCTTTCAGGTTGTTGTGTTTAGTGTTATAATCAATGGCTGCTTGGCGAGCTTCTGACTCGTTATCAAAGTACCAAGTATCCAATGCTTCTGTCCCCAACCACGTTCGTATTCGGTCAGTTCAACTTTGAAAGCAACAACAATGGGATTCGAGATCCTGGGCATCTTAGACTCCTTTCTAGTGAGTCTTTAGTATAGCATTATTGATGGAAAAGTCAATCAAACTAGTGTTGTATAAAAACAACAAAAAGATAGTTCTTTTGTGTGTCAGGAAGAACTATCAAAACCCCGCGGACAGCAGCCCATCCCACGTTTCGCTCCGGCGGACGCTGAATAAAAAAAGCCCACCGAAGCGGGCTGTGTGGGTCAGCGATTAAATCGCATATCGATCCACCATTACGGTCTTCAACATGATTGCTTCTGGGGAGAAGTCATCCATGTTGCCACTCAAGATTCCTTTTGCTACAGCTGGGCTGAAGCCAGAAACCAGAGCAGTTCCACTCTTGTCAAATTTGACAGGAGTGTTACCGTATGCGGCATTCAAGTTCCAGAACACTACACGAGGAAGGGCATAGCCAGCTTCCACATACTTGCGTTCCATCATCTTGATAGCAGATTCATCTTTACCGTCAACAGCTCCGTCGAACTGCATGTCGGAGAAGATTACAAGAGTTTCAGGCATTTCTGCTTGAGGAACCTTGTTCTGCACCGCAGTCTTAAGGACTAGATCAAACGCCGCGTTCAAGTTGGTGTTAGCAACTTCACCAGTGTTCATCTGATCAATCTTTTGATTGATGTTACCCTTAAGGTTGACCAACTTAGGAGTGCGGCTGAATGTTAGAAAACAGTCAGCGAATTTACCTTTGTTTTTGTCTGCAAAATACAATCCCAATGAGATTGCAACTTCCAAACAAGTCAATCCACTCTTTGAAGAATGACCACCTGCTGGGCAAGTCATTGACCCTGAACTGTCAACCATTGGCAACACATTAGCGTCACCGATGAAATTTGGCAGAGCATCCCATTGGGCTTGCAATGCATCCAATTCAGTCTTAGTCATAGTCTTGCGACTCCAGCTACTGATAGCACCCTTCAACACATCGTAAGGGAATACTGCACCAGCGTTAATTTTAACGCCAGCTTCACCCTTGACCAACTTAGTTACATATTCTGCATAAGTTGTGCCATGACGACCAAAAGCCTTCTTGTACCGTGCATGTGCCACTGAAGGAACATGACTATAGTTAATGTTATCCCAATCATTAGAACACATCTGTGTTTCAACAACATTGGTCAACGTAACAAGGCTCTTACGATATTGCTTTGGAGTCATACCAAAGAATTCACGGATTTCACGTGCAACGTCGCCTTTACGTGGTGTCCACTTTGCAGCCAATCCATTACGATTACGCAATGCATCGCCTAACATAGTGTATGCCTGTGTCTTAAGCGGTTTAGTGCTAAACACAAACAAGTCATCATAGCGGCCCAATTCAGGAATCTTAACCAAAAGACGGCTAGCATCTTCCGGATTAGCTTTTTCCAAGTAAGCGAGAATATCTCGAAAGACTTGGCGCTCGCCAGACCCACCACGTGCATCACGTGCCCATTGGGCAATACGCAATGCCAGATCGGAGTTTTCTACGTAAGCCGCCGTGAAAGCGGGAACAATATTCTTACCACGGCTTGCACCGATGTTATAGAACAAATCAACACATGCGTTTGCGGTTGACTTGCGAGCCTTCATACCATTGGTGGTACGAGTTTTTTGATTCATTACTGCTTCTGCGAATTGCATAGTACTCTCCTTTCTTTGATTTTATGCAACAGGATGCTCTTTTGGTTTCATTTATGATTGAAATTTTAAAGTTGCTGAATGCATCCTAAAAATGTATTATATACGTTTTTTAATTTAATGTAAATTGATTTTGGATAAACAGGATGTTCGTAGCAGTTTTTTTATTTTCTGGTCTGACCGATTATGCTACTCAGACCCTACCAACAATTCATGTTGCCTAGTTAGTAATTGTGTCTGCTACTAACAACATAGAATGTCTTTCCATTCTGTCATCCATTCCTTGAATGCCTATTTCTAGGACAGTATTTCTACTGTGTCCTGCGACCACTTTCTATGGTAATTACGTCAGAGTTTATTTTAAAGTGCTGAACACATCCTAATAATATAATAGCAGGCTAGTTTTCTACTTTTTGATTTTAGTGAGAAATCGAAACTCACCTGGTGAACTTGAAGTTATCTCTATTCACCTGTCCATGTAATGGTTACTTGCTGAACCTAGCCTTTAAATCTTATTGTAGAATGATTATACAATAAGTAAGGAAATACGTCAATAATTTTTGATAAAATTAAACGTTATCGACTATTTGAAAACTATCAATTGCATTGCCGAATTGATTTGCGCCAGCGACTGCAAATATTTCGTAAGCTTCGGCCGCGGCCTGATCTAACCAAACTCTGGTAAATCTTGAAATATATCGAGTGGGGTACTCTATCGTAACAATTTCATGAACCAGATTCCCGTCTGTTTTTCCTTCAGCTGCCCAAATTGCCATTTGAGCTTGAGCTTCTTGAAGCCTTGCGTCATAGTCCGATCCCCAATGATCTTCCACGTCAACAATTGTTTTTTTAGTATATACTGGCATAATAATATTCCATGTTTATTATAAAATATTTATCCATATTTATAATCATTTGGTGTCCAGTACTGGGATCGAACCAGTGACCTCTACCGTGTCAAGGTAGCGTTCATACCGCTGAACTAACCGGACAATAACAGGATACCTTCGTTTGACGAATGCTCTACCTAATGAGCTAAATTGGCATGAAGCCAACTGTTGGAATCGAACCAAC